ATGCTGCAAGTGTAGTCGTAGCTTATAAGGTTCCGGCCGGTTTCCACCACCCATTGCAGGATGCTGTCTTTCCGCTTTATCAAGCTCAGTTTCCCGTCGGCTGACGTCACATAATGCCTGATGCCGGTGGCCTTAAACGTGAGGCTCAAGGCGTCCAGAATAACATCGCAGGCTGTCGTTTTGGCCTTTGGCAGCTCCGAGATGACGTAGCCAGTGTCGGCCACGTCCTTGTACGGAATCTGGAATCGGTCGCAGCAGTCCTTGAAGATTTCGGACGCCTTTTTCCGCTTGTAGCAAAAGCTGTCTTTGTTGTTCGACAGGTAGATACCCACGTCGTAGGCCTTGATGGTCATGGTCTTTTCCGTGCTCTGCCTCTGCTGCATGATGATGCCGCGAAACAGCTCTGCGCCCTCCCAATAAAAAACACAGTGGTTTCCCTTGGTGACATCAATGCCGGAACGGGCGTGTTTCCAGCCGTCATCGTCGATAAGCGATACGGAAAGAGTGCGCGCCGGGGAGCCCTTTCGGCCGCTCCATGTCGCGCTCTCCACCAGCTCGCTCATGTCGTAGGTGGTCTCGCCTTTTGTGACGAGGAATGTAATCTTGCTCATTGCCTCACCTCACGGGAGCTGCAACACCTGTCCGGGATAAATCAAATTCGGGTTTTTGAGCTTATCCTTGTTCAGGGAATAGATTTCTTTGTACCGGCCTCCGTCGCCGAGGGTCGATTTCGAGATGTTGTAGAGGCAGTCTCCGGGCTTGACCGTGTAGGTTTTAGCCTGCACTCGGTTGTCTGTCCGGGTGGAGCCGCCGGAGACGGTCGCAGTTCCGGTCGAGCTGACTTTGACCTGCCGGATTCTGACCTCTCTGTACTCCTTGAGCTCGATTTTGTAGTAGATGCTCCCGGGGTCGCCGCCTTTTCTGTAAGGCTGCAAGCTCTGGATAGCCGCGTAGAAGTTTACGCGCGTTCCGGTCAGGATGAGGTGCACCGGCTTCGCGCTGATTTTCCACTCGAAAAGCCGCTGCATCATCGCATCCGGTGACGACAGCATAAATGGCGTCTGGATGCCCGGAAAATACGCGGCTGGAAAAAAGCTGTCCCACGATACCTCCACGGCCGCCCGGTCCTGCAAAACGAGGATTTCGCCGAGGCCACTGATGGTGACGCTCGTGTTCTTCGTCCCGTGAGTGACGTCGAACTTCGTCGGCAGAACAGGAAAGCGCAGTTTCTCGCGCTCTCCGTTGTGCGTAATCCAGAGCTGCATACTGCTCTCAAAAATCATAGGCAAGGTCTCCTTCCTCGAAGATTTCACCCTTGATGATGCTCATAAGGACTGGCTTTACATGGCGCGTCAGAATGTCGAGGACGGATTCCTCATTCATGCCGCCGACGTCGATGGAGCCGCTGCCGTTGATTTCGAGGATAATGCGTTTGACGGTCTCGCCAATGCTGGGCGCGTCCGAGGAGGAGGCCGGGGCCTCCTGCTGCGCGTCGCTGGCGGCCGGGGCAGTCGTGTTGACCGGGGCCTCCTCTGCGGGTGCAGCCTCCTCCGTAGTCTGCGCCTGCACCTCCGGTTCGACGTACTCAATACCGGTGGGCTGTGCATCAGAGCCCTGCCCGTCAGCCGTGAGATAGGAATACTCCTTGACGGCCTCCATACCCTCCGGCAGGTCATTCTCCGGGAGCGGGCTTGCCGTGGGCTCCGGGGCGTTCGTGGCGTTTTCCGCGCTGTTCACGGCTGCGAGGATTCTTTCGGTCTCCTGCGTGGGGAACACCTCGGACCCGCGCGCGCCGATGATAAGCTCGGGGCCTTTCTCACCGGCGATGTAGACGTCCTCCTGTGCGGACAGAGTGCCGTTCGCGTGACCGGTAACTGTCGTGGTGGTCGGCGTCGTTGTCGGCGCAGTTTTCAGGTGGGAGGCGGCTGCGTTCGCAACGGCCTCCGCTGCGCTCCCGGCCTCGCCAGTCATGGAGCGGATTGCATCACAGTAGGCCTTGATGGTATCCTGTGCTGCTTTCCGGGCCTCGTCGGTCATCTCCATGTTTTGAACCGTCTTGGACATCCGGGTCTCGATTTCGCCCATCTTCTCGTCGAAGTCGGTTTCCATCTTGGCGACGTTGTCCGCGAAGGTGTCCTTTGCCTTTTCGGTCTCCTCAAACTTGGAGTTAAACTCGGTGACGAACTTGGAGGCTGCTGCGGGCATACCCTCGGTGCTGCCTCCCAGTTTCTCGATGTTCTGGATAATGGCGTTGATGTAGCCCGCGCTTTCCTCGCTGCCGTCGCTCAACGACTTAATCAGGCCGTCATCGAGGCCGTATTCTGCGGCCTTTTTGAGGTTTTCAGAGTAGAGGTTGAGATAGTCTGTCTGGCTCTGCATGGCCTTTTCCATGTCGCTGATGGACAGCTCAGACGAGGTTTTCATCGTGTCAAACAGACCGATTTGCCCTTCGATGCTCGTCCGGGCCGATTCATACGCCTTGTCATAGGCCGCCGTGAGGTTATCGAGCTCTGTCTGTGCCGTGCTGACGGCCGCGCTGACGGCCTCCTCATAGCTGACGGTCTGGTTCTGCGAATCCTCGACTGCCTGCGCGACGCCGCGCCACTCGCCCTCAATGTCGGAGAGGGTCTGCTGGTTCTCGTCGTAGGCAGCTTGCAGCTCCTCGAGGGATTTCTTGTAATCGTCGATGTCAGAAGTCCACGCCACCCACGGACTGTCCTCCATCCAAAAGCCGCTGCCGCTGACCCAGTCGCCGGTGACGTCGTCCTGCCTCATGCCGCGCCGCTGACGCTCCGCGTCGAGGTTGGCCTCCGCCTCCGCGATTTGCTGTTCGAGGCTGCTCTGCTCTTTCAGCAGGTCAACATAGGTCTGCTGCTGCTCGGCCTTATACTCCGAATCAGCCTGCGCCTTTGCGGCTTTCTTGATAGCCTCGACCGTCGCGTCCACACTCTCGGTCACGCCGTCGTAGGTCAGGCCGAGACCCGGGACATCGGCGTTGAGCTGGTCGATGATGGCTTTCATCTCCGTGTAGCTCGCGGTGGTCTGCGTGTTCTGCGAGGCCAGCTCCCCGAGCCGCTGGGTCAGAGCCAGTGTGCCGAGCTCTTGGTCCTTGATGCTCGAGGTGGAGCTGTTGTAGGCGTCCATGACCTTGTTGTGGCTCTCGACGAGGCCGTCGCACTCCGCCACAAACTCCTTGACGGTCTGCCGGTTGGCTTCAAACTCGTCGTTGAGCTGGTCGAGCTGGTAACGCAGGCTGTTGGCCGCGTCGGAGTTCTCGCCGTACTGCTCACAGGCTGCATTGTACTGGTCGTTCAGCCTCTGCAGCTCGTCGTACTGGTCACGGCAGGTGGCTGTCATGCCCTCGTACTCGTCGCTCTGCGTAATCAGCACTCCGGTCAGGGTAACGGCCGCTGCTGTAACAGCAACGATGCCTGCTGCTGCGAGGACGTAAGGGTTAGCCGCCAGCGTCGCGGTGAATGCCTCCGTCACGAACTTCGCAGCCGTGGTTGCGAGGTTGTAGGCGGCCAGCGCGCCCGTGAATCCGCCCACACCGACCGCAATGGCAGAAATGGCCGCCACGACGGCCGGGTGCTCGTCCACAAAATCACTCATGCCCGCAAATACGTTGGTGAATCCTTCGTATACCTGCGTGAGCGCAGGGTTGAGCACATCGCCGACAGAGATTTTCAGGTTGTTGAACGCATTCTCCATCCGCTGCTTGCTCTTGTCGGTCGTGTCCGCCATCGTGGAGTATGCCTTTTCGGTTGCTCCTGCGCTGGTACGCATGGATTCGAGCACACTGTTGTACTTGTCTGCTCCTGCGTTGAACAGGGACAGTGCGCCGATACCGGCCTCCGTGGAGTTCCACAGGGCGTTGAACGCTGTGCTGTCTCCATCTACCGCGTTACCCAGCATAGCCATAACATCGCCGAGCGAGTAGCCCTGCTCCATGAGCTGCGCAAAGGTCTTGCCGGTGGAGTTCAGCAGGACCTCAGAAACGCCGCTGCCGGTGTCGCCGAGCTCATTCAGCATCGACTTGAGATAGGTGCCGGATTCTGCGGTAGCGATACCGTTGGCGGTTAGGACAGCGTAAGCCGAGCTAAGATTGTCCATCTGGACGTTGTACGCAGACGCCAGAGGAATAACCTTGCCGACGCTCTGCGCCAGTTGGTCCACGCTCGTTTTGCCGAGGTTCTGGGTGGTGATAAGGTAGTCGGAAAGCTGCGTTGCATCCGACGCCGCGAGGCCGTAGGCATTGATGGCCGTTGTCAGAACGTCAACAGCCGTGGTCGCCGACGTAAAGCCGCCGACGGCCAGCTTGGTCGCGGTTCCCGCAAAGGCCGCAGCGTCCGCCGTGTTGATGCTGGCTGAAATGGCCTGATAGGTCGCCTCCGCCATGTCGCTGGCCGCCTCGCCGGTCTCGTTGGAGTAACTGCGAACCTCTTTCGAGATGCTGCTCAAGGATTTCTGGCTCGTATCCGCGATGGTAGCAACCATTGCAGTGGAGGTCTCGAACTGTGCGGCCGCTTCGGAGCAGTCAAAAAAGCCGTTCTTAATCTCGTTCAGAGTGGCGGCTATTCCGGCCGACGCAAGGACGCCCTGCAGCTCCTTGATGCCGTCGCGGCTCTTTTTGCTCGATTCCTCGCTCTGCTTGCCAGTTTCCTCAGACTTATCGCCGAACTTCTCGACCTCATCCGAGGCTTTACGGGCTGCCTCCGCTGCCTCGTCGAGGTTCTTCTCGGTCTCGGTCGTTTTCTCGGACAGGACGCCGGTAGAATTTGCCGCCTGCCCGGTGGCTTTTTCGTAGTCCCCGATGGCCGAGGACAGGTCATCGACGGAATCAGCAGCAGCGTCGGTACTCTTTGCGGTCTGCGCGGCCGTGCGGGAGACCTTGCTCAATGCTCCGTCTGCCGCCGTGCCGGTGTTCTCGAACGCCTCAAGAGCCCGTTCGCCGCTCTGCGTCATCTCGTTGAACTTGGAGGAGATTTCGTCGATGGCCTTGAATACGACTTTCAGTGTTGCCATGTCGGTCCTCCTATCGCCTTATAGGGACGAGCTTCATGGTATCTCTTCTGCACGGGCGCGCGCTTTCCTCCTCCTCGGAGGCGATGTAAAAGAGCTTCTGTCTCCGGCTCATTCGGTCGAACTCCTCCGGTCGGAGACCGTGCCGCTGCCAAAGTACATGGGCCCAGTACGTCTCGCTGCCCGCGCTGCGAATCAGTTTTTTGCGTCGTCGATTTCCTTTTCATCGGCCTGCTTCTGCTCCTCCTCGGAGAGCTGGCCGCCGATGCCCAGCAGAGCCATGACAACGCGGGTGACATGAGCAAACTCGTCGGCGCGGGAGAAAACCTTTTCCGGCATCTGGGTGATGTCCACGCAGTTGTAGTACTTCATCAGCTCCGGGTCGTCCAGCTTGGGGTACTGCAGGGCCTCAACGAGGATGTGACGGGTGGCCTTTGCATTGTCGCGCTCGTCGCGGAAAACCACGTTGCCGCCGTTGATGTAGGGATTGCCCTTCTTGTCCAGCGCGACAGTGTGGGTGTGGTACCCCTCATTGATGGCGCGGATACGCTCAGAGGAAAGCACCTTGACCTCGAGCTGGATGACCTTGCCGTTCTCGTCCTTAAAGCTCTCCGGGGCCGGTACGGTGACGACCTTCTCCACCTCTGCTGCCTCGCGCATAAAATATTTCAGGTTCTTGCTCATAGCTGTCTCCTCCAAAATAAAAATCGGAGCCCCTCCACCTAGGAGAGGCTTCGCCTGTATGCTCCCGACCAAAATGTCGGGAGGTTAGATGATGTTCTTGATGTTGAAGTTGATGACGTCATCGACCACGCTGCCGCTCTCTGCATCCAGTGCGGTCAGGGGAAGGTCACCAGTCAAGACGCAACCGACGCAGGTCACGACATCGGAGCCGTGGGCTGCATAGTAGTCAGAATTAGCGTCGTCCATGATGCCCTGAATCACGAACTCGGGCGTCGCCTTGGTTGCCTGATACTCCTTGATTTTGGTCTTGAGCCAGTTGTTGGTCCGGCGACGGGTCATGCTGCCGGTGATGGTCGCGCCAACCCAGCGGGTAGACGGAGTGGTTTCGTTCAACTGGCGGCCGGTCCACGTCTCCGGGGTGAAGTTGATAGTCATCTTCACGCCGTCCATGACCTCGACGCCGTCGATAAGCGCATGGCCCTCGCGGAGGCTAATAGGGTTTTTGTTGTACTGCATAACTTACCTCCTGCTGCTTTAGCGGGTCTTGACGGTGAAGAACAGCTTCTCGGCAGAATCCACAGGCTGGATTGCGACGATGAAATAAACCTCGTCGCCGCTGCTCAAAGATTCGTCGATTTTGAAGTCCGCGTCATAGTCCACGTTCTTGATGGCCCCCATATCCTCGTACTGCTTGAGGATGGACTGGCCGATGCCCTTCATAGCGGCGTAGCCGGTCGGGCTGTTGTCGTACTTGTTGGGCGGGAAGTTATTCTGGATGGCCTCCTGAATAGCGTCCAGAGTGCGGATAACGCGGTTCTTGCTGTACGTCTTGTCCTTGGGCTTCTTGAAAGAGACCAGAGAATTGATGTCGTACTCGATGATGACGTTGCCCGCCTCGGAGTAGGAGAAGAACATCTCGCCGTTCTTGATGGCCGCAATGGCTGCTTCGTTGTCCTTGGGGTCCACGATGCCGGTCGCGCCGTTGTAGACCTCGTAGGTGTTAGACTTGATGCAGCTTGCGGATGCGGTGATGCCCGCAACGAATGCGCAGGCCTCCGCGTGGGTCAGCTCAACGCCGTCAACAACAACAGAGTTTGTGACATTGATGACGCCCTCGTGGTCGGGGCTCTTTGCGTCCGGCAGAACCACATTCACGCCCTTGCCCATGCTCTCGCGCATATACTTGATTTTGGTGATGGCTGCGGTCTGCAACGTAGCATCGGTAACGGGGAAGCACAGAGTATTGAACTTGATGCCCTCCATCTTGTCCACAAACGCGGTGACGTCACCGTTTGCGCTGGTGACGTTCGTGCCGCCTGCCAGCTTCACGCCGGATGCCGCTTTCAGGTCGCCCGTACCGGTGAACTTCACCAGCTTGTCGTCTGCTGCGGCTGCAATAAGCTCCTCGACGGTCTTGACGCCCTCGTACACAGCGGTGGCGTCAGCATCCAAATACACGGTGACGTCAAAGCCGCCGACGGGGTTTGTGACGACAGAGACGTGAATATCGTTGCCGCGAGTGCCGCCGTACTTGGCCGTTACGGTCAGCGGAGCAGCGGTTCCGGTTGCGGCTGTGCCGCTCTCCGTGATGTAGACGATGACCTTGGAAGCCTTTTTGAATGCCTCACGAATCAGGCGCATCTTATCGTTGGTCGCGTCGTAGACGCTGCGGCCGAGCTCCACACTGTAAGCATCCGGGGCCGCTGCCGTCAGGGTGATGGGCGTCTTGGCGGGGCCAAAGTCGTAGCCAATCAGGGGCAGCAGCACGATGCCGCGCTCAGAGTTGCCGACGGTGTCGTTGCGGTCGCTCTCGAAGTTGATGTAAGTGCCCGGGCGGGTCTTTCCCGCCAGCTTATCGTATTTACCGCCTGCCATTAAACAACGGCCTCCTTTCCGAGCCACTCGTCGATGTGCTTCCGCATCTCCTCGACGGTGTATTCACCAGTCATGCCCGCCGTGGCACCGGCGAACGTGCTGGCCGAAACATGAAAAAGCGTCCGGCAAGCCTTTGCCAGACGCTCAATAGGGAACTTCTGCGCGGTCTGTGCCGCGCTCGCGTTCTTCTCTGCCATGCAGATACCTCCTATTCAGTTTTTTCCTCGGCCGCTTTGAGGTCGAGGTTGTAGTGCATCACCTTCTGGCAATCCACCCTGTTGTACGGACGGCGGCTGTCCCAGTGGAGTGTGAGCTGGGCTGTGCCTGTGTCCAGCCGTTTCACGCCTCCGGGGTCTTTGAGCCGTACTCCGCCTCCTACCGCTGCTCCCGCCTCGTCAATGAGCGGGACAAGCAGGCGGGCTGCGCAAATGGCGTTCAAGGCCGCTGCCGCGCTTGCGTAGGCGTCCTCGTCCGTGCTGGCGAAAAACTTGATGTACCAGTCATATTCCACCGCATAGGACGCGAACGTGTCGCCGAGAGGTGTGAGCTCCGGCTGCGGAAAGAAAACAGAGGGTACGACGAATCCCTCCGGGATGTCCCAGTAATAGGGCGTAATCCCGGGTAAGGAATCGAGGATAAAGCGGATAACGCTTGCGATTTCCTGCTCTAGGGCAGCCATAGGTTTCACCTCACAAAAAATCCTTGAAATACTCGTCCAGCCAGCTCTGCAGCTTCTTTTCGAGCAGCTCCGGGTAGAGCTTTTCTAGGATTCTGATGGAGCTTTCCCAGTAGTGGGAGCCCTCCACCCATTTCATTTTTAGGACCATCCCGGTCTTTTCTCCCGGGGTGTAGATGAAGTGGTCCTTTCCGTTCGCCTTTTCCCAGTGTCCGGGAACGAATCGCCTCTCTATCCCTTTCGGGTTGGTCCAGTGGCCGTCATTTACGAACTTGGCGTACTCGACGTTCGTGCCGACCTCAAGGGTCAGGCCGTTCTCGTCGAGTGTCCAGACGTTCTCCCCGTCGCCTTTTTGGAAACTGTGGAGCAGCAGCCGATAGCCCAGCACGTTCCGGCGAACGATTTCATCTTGCAGAATGCGTAGGAACTCAATGCCGAGCCCTTCAAGAAACTTGTTCAGTGCCCGCTTAAAATCGCCCTGCGCGGCCGTTCCGAGCCGCTTCACGAAGTTTTCGAGCTCTACTGTGTCGAATGTCACCTGCGCCATTACAATGGCCTCTGTTGGGCTGTGCGGTATATCTTTACCGTCATGTGATGCCCTCGGATGTTTCGCGGTTGACCTGCGGTGTATTCGAGCCCTGTTTCGCTGCTGACGATTTTGTCGTTGAGCCTGATGTCCGTTCCTGCCGGGAGCGTGAGCTTTATGTCGCTGTCCATATCGTTCTGCGGTTGCTGCTGAGCGATTTGGATGGACGCGCTACGCACTCCGAAATGGCACGGGACTTCCTCGAGGTCCGGCTGTTTGGGGTACTTGAACTTGGGGGAGCCGGGGAGCCCGTAGCCGGGGCTCGTGCTCTCCTGCTGGGTGTGGTAGATACTGCAACGATGGTCAAAGAAGTCCTCAATAGCCATTGGCTCAGAGGCTCCTTAACCGCATCGTGACGCCGTTGAGCGGCTGCACGACGACGTAATCGTCCAGCAGGCTCTCCACGCCCAGTTTTCCGACGTCTATGATGCTGCTCTCTGCCGTGTAGGAGTAGTCGTCAAAGGTCTCGCTTTTGAGGCGGACTTTGGTCTGCTCAACGGCATTGTGGGCGTATGCCTCCGCGATAAGGAGGACCGCCGTCTTGACGTTCTCCGGGATATCGGGGTATTTCTCCGGGTCGTCGAATCTGTTGTTGCAGTAGTCGATGACCCAGCTCTCCGCCCGGGAGATGTCAATTTTGAGCTTGCTGTCGGCGCGGTTCTTTACTTCCTCAAATTCTGTGTACTCTTTGAGTTCCTCCGGCGTGACCCACGGCCGTTCGGCCATCAGCCCTCCGGGGCGATGATGGCGGCCGCTGCGGCTGCATCCGCCTCATACTCACGAATCTTCTGCAAAATGCTGGCCTTAGTGGTGCAGCCGGTCAGGTCGATGCCGTTGTCCTCGGCAAATTCCTTGAGCTCGTCGAGCTTCATCTTGGAAATGTCAGGGACTTCCACGGGCTCCTCGGCGACGGCCGCGACGACCTCCGCCTTGTCCTTGCCGGTGGTATCGACGCCCATATCGTCAGCCAGCTTGTCGAGCTGCTCCTCGTCCATCTCGCCGAGAAAGCCGGTGTCCAGATGGCCGGTGACGGTGTAAGCGTCAGGGAGAGCCTCGAAATAGCCGCTTTCCAGCAGCGCGGTATATTTCTCGGGGTCGTCCACAAAGACGTCAGGATGCGCCGCAGAGGCGCGCACAACGCCATCATAGGACAGACCTTTAATCAGTCTGAGGTGCATAGCGTCCTGCCTCCTGTTAGATAGATGCCAGACCGGTCACAATGGCCGTTGCGTCCAGCTCCTCAACCAGCGTATCGAAGTCGAAATGCACGACATAGAAACGCTTGTCCTGATAGATGGCCTCCGGGCCCTCGGTGGTCTTGCGGATGACAACGCCGTAGGAGTTGACGACGACCAGATTCTTCGGGTCGGTCAGCATAATAACGTCGTCGGGCAGGGCCGGGACCTCGATGACGGGAACGCTGGCGGGATTCTCGACGCGCTTGTCGGTGATGATGCCGCCTGCGGTGACCGCCTGATTCAGGATGTAACGCTCCCACTCCTGACGGCGGTGGGGGGACATCAGCCAGCGGAGAGAGCCGTTGTTGAACTTGTCGGGAACTGCGCGCAGGCCCTTGTAGAACACATCCAGAACCATTGCACCGGAGTTGATGCCGGACACATCGACAACGTGGCCGCCCTCCTTGAACTGCTTGACCCAGCCGTCGTTCACCTTGAGGAAGTCGGCGTCATCGACAGTACCCAGCTCGGTGGCCTCGCCTGCGTCGAATGCGCCTGCGGTGTGGGCCGCGGTGTACTGGTAGACCTTCTTGTTGTATGCGACGAGGTCGCCAATAGCGTAGGTCTCAGAGGAGCTGAACTCCTTGACCTTGGCATACCGTTCGTCGCCGTTCAGGCACAGGTCCTCGCGGTCGCAGCCAATCTGACGGGTCATCAGGTTGGTGACGATGGTCTCGTAGTTGGAGCCCTCGATGTTTTCGCGCAGGGTCTCCTCCGTGATTTCCCACGGCAGACGGACAGGGGTGCAAGCGTATTCCAGCTTGCCATGCTTCACGCCGGAGCGGTAGCCGTCGTCGGTGTTCTCGGTCTTTTTGCGCAGCAGACGGCGGCCGACGCCAATCTTGTCGATTTCGCCGGTCTTTGCGCTGCGCAGCTCGTGGCGGACGAGGCCGCTCAGCGGAGTGGCCTCAAAAGTCTGCTGAATGAACTTCTTCGCCTGCTCCGGGTTCAGTGCGCCGCCAGCGGCCAGACCGGCGGTGGTGATGGTCTGGCCTGCTGCGTTCACGATTGCCTTATTGCTTCTCATGGTCATAGTGCTTGTTCCTCCTTACAGGATGCCAGCGAGATAGTGCGGCTCGGACTTCTCGACAGGGTCCTCCGGGTCGCCATCATCGTTCAGGTTGGTCGGCAGGCCTGCGGCCTTGCGGACGGGTGCGACAGCCTTGGCAACGGCCTTTGCGACGACGTCCGCAACATTCTCGGCGGTCAGCAGCTCCGGGGTCTTTTCGGGCTCCTCCTGCTGGCCGAGAGCCTTTGCGACGGCCGTCTCGACCATCTTGCCGACGGCCTCGACGGTCAGGCCTGCGGGCTCTGCTGCCGGTTCTGCGGCTTTCTGGACGGGGTCAGTCGCGGGCTTCTGCTGGGTTTCCAGTGCCTTGGCGACGGCTGCCGCCACGGTATCTTCGATTTCTTTCTTGGTCACTTCGGTTTCCTCCTGTTCTTCTTCGGGGAATTTATCGAGGAACTCCCCGAGGTTTGTGTAGATGGACTGCAACGTGCTGCGGTTGGCTTTGCTCATGGCCTTGCCAGCCTTGATGACGGCGCAGCTTTCGAGCGATTTTGCAACGGGCTGTCCTTTGGTGAGCAGCTCGGTGACGATGTCGTTGAAGTCATTCAGGGCGTTTCGGATGGTCTCCTCGTCCGACGCAAACTCCCAATGGTCATTCTCCCAGTTGTACCGGTACAGAACGTCGTTGAGCGCGTAGAACGCGGTCCAGAAGTTGTCGCTCTGGATGCGCTTGGTGTAGTTGTCGGCAACTTCGCCTTTCTCGACAACATCAAAGCCGAGGGCAGCGGCCATCTTCTTGAAGATGCCGCGCATACCCTTTTCGGGCTGCTCCTCCGCCTTTGCCACTCCGTCATCGGGCAGCGGGTCGTCCTCGTCGCTGTACTTTCCGACGCCGCCCATGGAAAAGCCGGTGATTTCGCCTTTCTGGACTTTCTCGAAAATATCCGGGTCGTCCACCTCGACGGTCATCATCCATGTGCCTTTCTTGATGGCCTGCTCTCCGACGCTCATATCGCAAGGTGCGACATAGCTCTCGACGACGGCCGCCTTTTCGAGCGGCTCGAACGAGTGCTGCACATCCACCTGATTGCCGTTCTTGGCGAACCAGTACGCGGCCTTGGTGATTTCCTGCTCCGTCATGTAATTGCCGTGGGCGTCCTCTGTGAGGGGCTCATAGACAATGCCGGTGATGTAGTGGCTATCAGCATCCGCGTTGACGATTCGGCCGTAAGAAGCAAAAGAGGCGGAGCCGTGCTCCGCCTTGGTGATAAGGAACTGTTTCTTGTTGGCCGCCTTGTCTACAAGGCTGACAAAAGAAATCTTTGCATCTGTGATGGCGTATGCTTTCTCGATTTTGCTCATGGTTTTCTCACCTCCTCTCTACGCCCCTAGGTAGGGCGTCTAATGGTCGGCCATGCGTCCTTGCCACTGCGCTCAAGGAGCGCAACGTCAAAGGGCTTGCGGCCTATATCCTCAAGCGATGAATAGAACCAAACGACCATATCATCGCACTGGGGCTCGTCTACGATGGAGAAGATGCGCCGGAGCTCGTCCTCCGGTGCGTCTGCCGGTGCTGCGCACCACTTGACGATGCGCAGCCTCCCGGGGAGCTGGTATCTCTCGACCCGCTACACATGGTACTTAGGCTTAAAAAGGCGGCGAATAATCGCCGAAACGATGCGGTCAAGTGCTTTCCACATGGGGCTCCTCCTCCGGCATAATGATTTTGACGTTGGGGTTCTCAATCAGAGCCTCAATCTCGGATAAATCGGCTCCGAATGCAATCCGTAATTCAAGCGTTGCGGGCTGTCCTGCGTCATGGTGCAGGGTGTACCCGTTTACGATGTTCGCCAGCTCGATGCCGTCGATTTTGAGAATAGGCTGCTTTCCAACTCGGGCTTCGTCGATGGTAACTTTCATGTGTAGTCCTCCTCGTTGATGCCTGCGCGCGCCTTGTTCTGCGCGTCGAGCTCTTTCTCCCACTCGCCGTCGTCCTCCGCGATGGCCTGCGCTTGGAGGGCCTGCCGCTCCTCAAGGGAGAGGCCGAGCACCTCCTCACTAACTACCGGCTGCAAAAGGCAATGGCAGTTGACGCTCTCTCTCGGCGGCAAGCAGACGTCTCGTGGGGTCATGGGGTAGTAGGTATTTCCGTCAGCTCCAATCAGGGTGAACGGCTGCCCTTTCGGGACGCGGACGCCGTCCATATCCACATGGTTCTGTCTCGGGTCGTTCCGGTATGCTCCGGTGTGTTTCCACATCTTCTCCTCGACGGCCGGGCTCTGGATGTAGCTTTCGAGCTGCGCATAGCCGTGCGCCCGGAGTACCTCCGTCAGGGCCACGCGCCGCGCGCGGTAGCCCGGGGAGCGGATGCCGCTGTCTGCAATGAGGTTTGCGACGTCGTTGATACCCTTGCCGTCGTTCAGGCCCTTTTTCAGGACTGCCTCGATTTCGGTCTCGGTGTCCAGCTTCATAATGTCGGCGAGGTCGCTGCTCCACGAGCTTATCCAATCGGTTGTCCGTTTGGTGAGCTTCGTAACGGTGAGTTCTGCATCCGTTTTCTGGACGTAAGCCTCAACATACGTCGGCATGATGGTGGAAAACTGAGTATGGAAAACGTCGAAAAGGTCCTGCGCCAGCTTGCTCTTGTTCTTGAACTTCGGCCAGTTGTCCTTGAAGAAAGTTTCAAGGTCGATGGCGTCCGCCAGCTCCTTGAGCAGATCGTCGGCGTTGTCCTCGAGAAGCTTCGTCACGACCTCCTCGATTTCGTCCACGGTGTTCAGGCTCTCTTTTGCCTTGAGGTATCCCTCCATCGTGAGCTGCTCGTACAGGTCGTTTTCTGCTTTGGCGAGGTATGCGTCGATGGCCTTGATTAGGGGTCCACAGCGTAAGCACTTCACTCCGCGTCGCCCTCCTCCTGTTTCATGTCAGCCAGCAGGCGGCGGACCTCTTTCATCACGGCGACGAGCTCCGTCTCATTAGCGGCTGCCGCTTTCTGAATCTGGCCGTCGAGCTGTTCCTCTACGCTAGGCCCGCCCTGCTTGGCGTTCTGTGCGGGCTTTGTCTCCGGTTGTGTGTTTTTCTTGCCAGCGTCAGAACCGCCATTCTGCGCCACGCTGGGGCCGTTTCCAGCCACGGTGATGGCTGCGGCCCGCTGCTGTGCGTTGGTAAACGCCAGCGGAATGTCGCCCCACTCCTCGGGGAAGTCCTCCGAGGTCTCGCCGAGGGCCTTGTACAGGACGCTCTTTGCCTTGTTCGGGGTGAGGCCGCCAGCGTTGTTGCAGACGGTCAGCAGCTTGTACAGGTCGTCCGGGTTGGAAACGTCCGGCGCGCGGAAGAACACCTCGACGTACTTGAACTGATAGCAGTTGAGCAGCCTGTTGTTGATGGCCCACGCCAGACGCCGCCGCTCCGGCTGGAATACCTGTTTCTCGGTCACTTCCATGGCGGTCTGCGCGGTGGCGCGGTTGAAGTCCGTCGTGTATCCGGTGTACAGGTCCGGGAGCTGGAACGCGCTCTGCACCTTCCGCCGGTTGTTTTCGAGGTAGTCTTGGAAAAGCTCGTCCTTTTGCAGGATAGCTGCAAGGTCCTTGACCTCGACCTCCGGCCGGTTCTCGGCGTTGAATCCGGTGCGGTTGTCTGCCGCCTCCGTTTCCAGAACCATAAAACTGTGCTGGCCCGCCTCGCCTCGGATTCCGTTCATGTACTCCTTGAGCTTGGCGAAACTATCGTCCGTCAGGCTGCCGCCTTTCACCATAATCAGCAACGGGGTGTGTCGGCCGTTCAGGAAATAGTTATTGTTGAGGCTCTCCGCTCTCCGGGCCCCATCTACGGTAAGGATGGAACCAACCCACCGGACCTTGCCGTATGTTGCGGTCCCGATGGCGAACTCGATTATTTCGTTGGCGCGGCTCTTGAACTCGAGCTCGGTGACGTACTCTCCGCTCGTCGGGTCCATGATTCGCGGGTCTCCGAACTCCTTGTAGTAGACCGTCTTGCCGTTGACGGTCTGCTTATACTTGCGGAACTTCCTCATGCGGTTCTCAGTGTGGTCCCGGTGGAAATACGTCACCTCGACGCGCGGGTCCAGCCTCCGGCTCTTTTCCACGCTGGGGGTGTCCTCGATGAACTCGAGCTGTATGACGTTCCCGTCCATATCCCGGATGACCTCTGCGTATGCGCAGCCGTAGGTTTCCCGGGCCTCCACGATGTCCTCAAAGAGCTCATTGCTCTCCTGCTCCATGTTGAGCATCTCGACGACCTCCGCCGCCCGGTCCCATTCCGCTTTCATCTCCGGGGTTTCGTCCGCGTCCGCAAAGTCGTCTTTGTACCGGATGTCGATGCCAAATCCGGCGATGTTTGACTTGTAGGCCCGGATGCACTGCGGGAGTATGGTGCTTTCGTCCACCATCTTGGAAAGCCCTCGGAGGTCGAACGGCGGCTTTGTCCAAATACCTGCCGTGCACGCCTCCTCCGGCGAAATTTGCAGGGAGCCGTCTGCTTTGGCGATGGGCTTCATCCCGCCGCGCTGCTCCGGGTCGTCCGCTTTAACGATGCGGACGTTTACCCGCTGCTGGGCGGGCTGCTTCTTGTCGCTCACTTCTTAACGTCTCCTCTCCTCTTGGGTTTGACCGGCAGGCACAACAGGAGGATGCAGTCGGCCTCGTCGGGCGAGTGCATCCCGCGCTTTTTCATGGCGTCCTTGCTCTCCACGCGGATTTTGGCGTCGTCGGTCATGGAATACTTTCGTGTGGAAAGCTGGCCGACGAGGTCGTTATCGTTCGGGAGAATGAGCTGGACGGGCTTCTGTGCGCCCTCCGGCGTCTGCGGTGCAAGTAGATTCTTTACGACGCTCATCATGTAGGTGGTGCTATCGTAGTAAAAGTCATGGTGTATGCGCTGGCCGAAGTAAACGGGGATAATATCCATCCACCAGAACCGCTCCGGCTGCTCGCGCTTTACGCGCCGCAGACGGTCCGTGACGCCGCCGCCGAGGCCGCTGTCGTCTATCTTGATGGGGATAGCCTTGTCGAACCGGTACTTTTCCATGAGCTTTAGGCCGAGCTCCATGATGTCGTCGGCCGTCTGCATAAGGTCCTGCCCACTCTTTCGCTTGTAGAACATGGCCTTTTCGTCCACCTTGTAACCGATGACGGTGCGGTCGTCGCCGTAGCGGGCAACGTCGCAGCCGATGTCGATGTGGGCGGGCTTTGTCGGTTCCGTCCATTCGGTCATAATGGATTTTTCGACGAGCGGCAGAGGGATGAAAACATCGTTCTCCTGCCGGGGGAACTCTCCGGCGACACGAACACGGAAAACGTCCGAATCCTCGCCGTACATCTGGATGATGGTTTTGACGAAGTCGTCCGAGACGCGGCTGCTGTTCCGGCCGTCAACATGGAATGTGGTGTAGCTGCCTCTGTTCTTATGGTGGCTGTCATAAAAAAAGCCCGACAACTGTGTCGGGTTTCCGCACATGAGCAGCCGCGCTCCGGGCGTCGAAAGTGCGCCCAGCACCGGCTCGAACACCTTGTCGTCCACGCCGCTGGCCTCGTCGATGATGTAGAGGATGTCGTCAGCGTGGAATCCCTGCAGGGCGTCCGGCTTGCTGGCCGTTCGGGCCACAGCGAACCACTCCTCGGGGTACTGCTTCATGTAGACCTTTTCCTTTGTCCACATCAGCTCCCGCTCGAGGGCTTTATTGTTGCGCAGCCACTTGCTTATTTCCGCCCACAGAATATCGAATAGCTGATGCTGCGTCGGGGCTGTGCAAGGGATTTTGGGGAATGGCCGGGTTGACATAAACCAAATAACGGTCCACGCCTCGACCGCGCTCTTGCCGATGCCGTGGCCGCTGCGGACGCTCGTCATCTGGTTCTTTGCCACAGAATCCAATATGGCGCGCTGGTTCTTGTCCGGCGTAACGTGGAGCAGGTCCTCGACAAAATCAGCCGGGTGGTCTGCGTAGTACAGGATAGCCTCTTGGGTCATCATGTCTGTTCTCCTCGTTTCCGGTTCTCGTATGCGGCCGCGATTTCATCGGCGAGGGAAAGCGTGGTTTCCTCCTGCTCCTCCGCCGTCTTGCCTCCGGCCGTGACGCCTGCCTCCTCCATCCGGTTATCCCGCTCAAGCTCTGTGGCCTTGTCGAGGAACTGGATAATGTCCTTTGGCGTCATCGACCCGTCCGGCAGATTCTTGAGCTCCGCGAGGGCTTTCTCTTGGAGCTGCAAGGCGATGCCGATGTGGCGGGTCCTCATTTTTTTGTACTTTCGGAGTGCCTCTTGTCGGGCTACGTCATCCAAATGGTTGTCATACGCTCGGCAGCGTTCTCCCCACTTTTTCTCGCGGCTCCAACGCTTGATAAGCGTGTCACTCTTGGATAACTGTTCGGCAACGACCCGTAGGCTCCTGTTTGAGCCCATGTCTCGGTAGATGGCAAATGCCTCGTAGGCCTGCGCGCTTTCGCCCGGTTGACGCTCCCAAAGGTCGTCTTTGGTCCTATTCGGCATTGTCCTCCTCTCCTCACTTTCAGCTCTGTCCCGGGCTGCGAGGCTCCGCGCCCGTAATCCAGAATAGGGTGCTTTCCGGTGCGATGCCGGAGCTTCTAAACCACTGCATCGTCTTTGCCTCGTAATGAGGATGCAGGCGAATGCCCCCCCATGTAGCCGCTGCGGGCTTCTCATAAACGAATCCGGGGCTGTGGAAAAGGTCGTGGTACTCAAACTCTCGGTCTGCGCCGTACTTTTTGAGGGTCTCATGGATGAATCCGCGCCGGTCCGGGGCCGTGGCTACGAGGTGCATCCTCTTGACCCGTTTCCCGTACCTGTGCAGTCCTATCATCACGCCTGTGGCGGTGATGCCGCTGCCGCAGGTCATCACGAGGTTTTCTATATCGTCCGGGAGGTTCTCTGTCTGCGCCGCAACTGCGGTTAGCAGCGTGTCGCCGTACCCGATGATATTGATGCCGTACTGGACAATAAAGCTGTTTTCCTGCGCCGCCAGCTCTTTTGCGCGGGCGTGTAAAATGCTGTGGCGGCCGGAACGTGCTGCGAGCACTATGGACGCCCCATATTTCATCGCCAGCCGGGGCATAGGCAGAGCCGCAACGCTCTCCCGGGTGGTTCCGCCGTACACGATTCTGCACGGCATCCCGTTCGCCCGGGCCACTGCTGCGGTGATGGGTGCTTGCGGGGAGTGGATGCTGCAATACGTCAGCAGGCTCTTGTAGTCCTTCTTGACGCTGTTCACCAGCATCACGCATTGCCGGAGCTTTCCTCCGTTCACCTCTCCGGGGCCAAACGGGGCATAAAGGTCGTCCCGCTTGATGCGCAGCCCGTCTACCTCCTGAACCGGCGTCAGGCTGTACTCATTCATCCAGTCCAAACACCTTTCTGTGGTAGTCGGTCTTTTTGGCAAGCTCCTCCTGCATCAGGCCGTAAAAGCTCTGCTTTGCAATTTTGCGCCCGCTGCCCGCGCTCTGGTTCAGCGTCTTGAACGGTCCGCCTGTTCCGACTTCTTTCATCTTTTCCGTCGGCTCCGGGTTCTTGCCGTTCATCAGCATACAGAGGTTATACTCGTTCGGCCGGAATCCGGGCAGGCCGTCGATGCCGCAGCAAGTCATGCTGTCGCCCATCGCGCGGAGCCGGTTCTCGCCGCTGTAGAATTTCAGGCCGTACCGATGGCACTCCGCCTTGATGGCTTCAAAATCGTGCCGGAGGCGGGGCAGCGGATAGCAGAAGTCGCCGCCGATTTTCGTCATGCCGGGTTTGGCCTTAAAGAACTTCATGCCCTCCACGATGACGCCGTAGGCTCCTGCCTCCGCGATGCGAGGGATGTTCTTCATAACGTCGTGGAACACCTCGGGCATATACGGCTGGATGCGGACGATGGTGCGCTGCACTCTGGCCGATACCGTCTTGAGAATGGTGAGCCGCTCCTCGTAGCTGGGCGTCCCGCGTTCGAGGCGGTCGTACTTGCTGCACACCATGCTGATTTGCAGCACACAGTTGCACTGTGCCAGCAGGTCGAGGTATTCCGGGTCCGCAATGAGGCGGCCCTTTGTGCTCACCACAAACGGGTATTTCGTCTCCGCCAGCAGCTTGAGGCACTCGTAGCTGGCGTGAATCTGCTTTTCGACCGGCTGGAACGGGTCACTCATGCCGCCCCAGTGGATGGGGATGTTCCAGTCGCACCACTCCGTTTCGTTGCCGCGCTTGCCCTCGATAAAGGAGCGCAGGCCGTCTACGCTTTCGTCGCGCTCGATGTGGCTGATGTCGTTTTTCTTCTGTGCGAAGCAGTACCGGCAGCCGTGTGAGCAGCCGCGATAGGTGTCGAAACGCACAGGCAGGTTACAGAGAATAATCTGGCTCCCGCATTTGCAGCCCATTAAATCTCACCTCTAATCTTCTGGACGATTACGGCAACAAGGTCCTCTTTTCCGTTGTCCTTTATGTACTCTTTCAGGACGTCGCGGTCCTCCGCGCTGAACTTGAGCGAGATGTTGAACGTCTCCTCGATGCTCTTGAGCTCGCTGTCGAGAAAGTCGCCGTCTACGAGAGCGTCCACGTTGTTTTCGAGGGCCTCGATTTCGTACAGGTCGAATCCCGTCTCCGGGGCCGCGTCGCCGAGGCCGTCCAGCAGCTCCTTGAGCTTTACCTCGTCCCACTCGCCCGTCACTTTGTTCATGGCGATGTTGAGCTGCTTCTCTGCGGTCTCGTCGAGGTCAACAACAGAGACATCCGTCTCGGTGACGCCCTCGTTCATAAGCACGGTGAGACGCTGGTGGCCGGACACGACACGGTTCGTGCGCTTGTTCCAGATTACTGGGACTACCACGCCGAACCTGTCAATGTTCCTCTTGAGCTTCTCATACTCGTCATCGCCGGGCATGAGCTCCACGCGAGGGTTATACTCCGCGCGCTCCATGTCCGCGATTCTCTTTTTGATAATTTCCATCAGATAAGCCCCTTTGCCTTGTTCACGAGCAGCTGCGCCAGCTCAACCTTGCCTGCAGGGTTCTCGTCGATGTACTTGTCCATCGCCTCGTGAACCTCCTCGGGCAGGGTGAATGTCATGGTGTAGCTGTTCGGCTCGCTCTTTCCGGTGTCGGAGAAGTCCTCGTTCAGCAGGTCCTCGATGTGGTCGTATGTAACCTTGAGAGCATCGAGCTCCCAGTCATCAAAGCCGGTGAGGGCCATTTCGCCCTGCTCTTTCAGCTCGTCCAGAATCGCGGTGAGCTTCTCGTTGTCCCACCGGCCGGAAATTTTGTTGAGCGAAACATTGAGGATGCGTTCCTCCTGCTCGTTGAGCTCGACCTCTACCACCTGTACCTCGGTGTATCCATTCTGCACCAGCACCTTGAGCCTCTGGTGGCCGCCTACGATGTTGCCGGTGGTCCGGTTCCATACGATGGGCTCAACGTAGCCGAAGGTCTCGATGCTCCGGGCCAGCTTTTCGTACTGCTTGTCGCCCGGTGCGAGGTCTTTCCTCGGGTTGTAGTCCGCCGGATGGAGGTCACTCACCGGCAGAGTGATAATTTTCATCTGCCGTTCCTCCGTGACCCGTTTCGGGTCGCTCCTGCGCATAAAAAAGAGGAGCCGCCCTGCGCAAGGCGGCTCCCGTCAAATAGGAGAAAAAATTATGGGTTTAGGGGATTTCTTTTTGCTGTTGGTATTCTACATTTTGTAGTTTAGCACTCGTATAGTGCCTTGTCAATGCCGTGTTTTTGCCCCGAAACGGGTCGTCCGTCTCGTGCCGTCAGGCTTTCTTGATGCCGTCAATGCCGAAAATCAGGGCGGAGAGCGTGGCGCAAGCCGCGTCCACATCCTTGTAGACCGTCCGCTTGTCGATTTTTTCCCGCTCCGCTACGGCCGTCGGTGAGAGCGGCCGGTCTCTCAGGTAGAGGGCTTCGATGACGTGGTAGTGCCTCTGCTCGCCCTCGTCTACGCTGTTTTCGCAGACGACCTTGTAGATTCCGAGCATCCTGTTCACATGGCGCATGATAAGCTGCGTCCGGGCTGCCGACTTCATAATACTCTCGACCTTGAGATTCTCCTCGAGCAGCTCGTCCAGTGCCTCCACGATTTCCTCGACGCTCTCCTCTCCGGTGGCCGCGCTGGCCGCGTCGTATACTGCGTGGGAGCAGTTGGCGTTGAGCACGGTATAGTTCCGCAGCAGGAGCTTGGTATTGCGGAATCTCCGGTCGCTCCGGCCGTCCCGGAACTTCTTGCGCTCCTGCTCCACGGCCTTGATGCTGGCCTCCGCTCCGAGGCGGGCAGCGTCCGTCACAGCGGCCTCGACGCTCTCCTGTATCTCTTTCCCTAAGATGGCCCGAACGGCAGCGACAGCCGCCTTTGCCGCCACCTCTGCTGCCATTATCACAATTTCCTGCTCAGTCATCGTGCTCCTCCTCTTTGTTTCCGTCCGGCAGTTCATCGAGTGTGGCCCGGGCGATTTTTGCAAAGCGTTCGCAAACTCCCGCCACTTCGAGCGCGGAGACGCCGCATTTCTTCATGGCCTCTTTGAGCTTGCTTGCGCTGTCCTCCGTGATGGGAACGCCCATAAATGTGAATATCGGGTTTTCCATGTTCGGCTGTTCCCTCCGTATTTCGGTCACCGGTATAAAGCGTTCCGGCGTCGTCCAGTTCATAAAGCGGCTAAATCTGTACACGGCCGCGCGCCACTCTTCCGTCTCTGGCTGCGTCCCGTAGGGCATCCCGCAAAACGCCGTGAGTACATCGCTCACGTTGGAAAGCGGGTTGATGTCGTACATCGTCGGGATGCCACGCAGTAGGTCCGGGGTAAATCCCGGGCCAAACCGCACGGCGTACTCCTTGATGTCCGCCTCCGTGACGTAGTTCCTGCCGTATCGCTGCTTCATGCTGCGCCAGACCGTCCATGGGATTCTGTATACCCGCAGCCCGTCGAATGTGGCAACGATAAAGCAGTGCGCGCCGAGGGTTGTGTAAGAATCGAGCTTTTTGACCTGCTCCGGTAGTACGCGGTCTTTGTTTAGCCTGCCCGTCCCGGTGCTCTTTGCCTCGAACATCACCGCGCGGCCTCCGAGCATGACGCCTTTGAAATCCGGTTCCGCCTTTTTTGTATACACCGCGCGGAACTGCCCCGACTTGTTCGGCTGGCTCACCGGTTTCATCGGCTCCGGCGTCTTGCTTATGTCGGCTCGGCCCGTCTCTGTCAAAAGAGCGCATGAGGCTTCTACCTGTTCTTCCAGCCTCCCTCCCTGCGCGCGGCTCCGCGCTCCCTGCAAGGCCCGGAGCGGGTACTTTACCGGGCCGCTCATTCGAGGTAGCCCTGCTCTCGGGCGAACTCTGCGATTTTGTAGGCGGTCGCGCTCTTGATGCCCTTGCACTCTCCGGCGTCGAGCTGTTCGAGGAGCTGTGGCAGGGTCTTGCCCGGGGCCGGGGTCGATGCGCGCTGGGCCTCGGCTTCGGAGTAGCCGGTGTTGTAAGCCTCTTCCCGGATGTGGTCGATGTGCTCCACGAGCTTGTCGTCGGTCATCTTGCGCAGCTTCACGGCGCGCTCATGCACATTCTTCTCCTCGCCGGTCATCCGGCAGTTTCTTTTCTTCACTGGGTTCCCTCTCTTTCCAGCCGCTTGCAGCGGCCATTCTCATAGGCCATGCACTTCTTTTCCGAGCACCAACCGAAACGCTCCGTTGTAATCTCGGTCCGGCTAATCCACGAGTAGCTCACTTCCCGTTTCGTGCTTTTCTTGTACGGGCAAAACATACCATCATCGCTCATTGTGCTGTCTCCTATAAAACATTCATGTGAAGCGGCTGCCCGGTGGCAAGCTGCCGATGGATGAACTCACGCTCGAGGCAGTTACTCACCATAACGAGGGCTCGCAGCTCTCCGGGGAGAATCTTGCTGTCGAGATAGAGCCGCTCAATTTCCGGCCCCCGCGCGTGGAGCTCCCGGATGGCTGCCTCCGCGTCCTCCCACTCGGTCAGGTCGTGCAGCTCGCCGAGTGCCTTGTCGAACTCACTTTTTTCCGGCATCGCTGGCCTCCTGCTTTGCTGCTTCTTTGTCCAGATTGTCCTTGAGCCGGTCGAGCTTATCCCATACGATTTTCGTGATGTTTACCAGCTCATGGGGGTTAAAAATTGCAAAGAGCTGCACCAGCATGATGAAAACATCAGCAGTTTCCTCCTCGACGTTCGAGTACACTTCCTGCGTCTCCCTGTTAAACGGGGTATCATACTTGCGCTTGCACTCTTTGAGCTTGCAGAGGGCTTTGGTGAGCTCCGACATTTCCTCCACAGCCTTGGTGAGCTGGGCGTCTTTGCCGTAAGTGCCGATGGCGCGGTCGATGGTCTGTAAGCCCTCCGGCATAATCTCCGGGATGAGCGCGTCCTCGTAGTGCTTGAGCTTGTCGCGCAACGAGGCGAGAGCCCACGAGAGGGTGTAGTGCTCCGCCAGCAGGCCCTCGATGGTCTCCGGGCCGTCGAACAGGTGCTCGTACAGGGTCATGTCGAACTCCTCCGGCGTTCCCTCGGTGTCAATATCTGCGTTGTGTGCCTTGATAAGCTGCTTCATGTAGTCGTTGAGGCTGATGCTCCGGCTGGGCATCTGCACCCAGCCGCCCTCGCCGCGCACGAACAGGTTGAGAGCCTGCGAGTAATTCCCATCCGGGGTGTCGGTCGTCATTCTTCTCTGCGGAAACATAAATTTTGTCCTCCATTTTTCAAATTTGGTGGTCAAAGATTGAAATATGCTTAAATCGTTTTCAAGTTTCGTGGTTGGATTTTGCTTGTTTTTCTTTCATGCCTGCCCATCCTCCGTGTATTTATTGTCGTAGAACATCCCGTCTTGCCCGATGGAAAAATCTTCATCTTCCCAGTATGCGCCGCAACCGTTTTCACAGGCCGCTACGCTCTCGCTTAGTTCTCCGCTTCTGGATACATAGCGTTTCGGAACTTTTCCGTCTTTTCGGATTGTGTAGTCCCGTGCGTTCTGGTAAAATTCCGAATAAATAATTTTCCCGCCACACCTCGGGCATCGGCCCCGAATGACTCCATTCACGTTTCGTCCTCCTTTTTTGTTTTCTTCAACTGGCGGCCGCACTCCGGGCAGAAGTTCAGCGGCCGTCTTTTGTGAGTGTAGGTTGAGGTAAGCCCGCAGCCCTTTCTGAGGGTTCTCTCATAAAGGCAGACGTAATACTTTGTGTATAACTCTCTGCCGGTCTTTGGCCTGTGCTTCTTGCTCCACTCGTAATCTTCGCAAAATTGGCAGTTCATACGCTTTCCTCGATTACTTTGAGGTCATACCCGCTCTTGACAAACTTCATGCACAGCTCGTGGTTAATGCCGTTGCCGAGGTTGGTGTAGATGTACTCCATGTCCTCCGGCGTGAATTTGGTGTCGAGCAGCTTGTTGATGCCGTCGAGATGCTCCTTGCACAGCGGCTTTGTGAACGCCTTGAACGCAAACCGCGATACACCCTCGATGACCTCCGCCTTGAACTCGTCCGGGGTGCTGCAGTGGTTGAGGTTGATGTATGTGTTCGTCCTCGGGACGAGAATCAGCTCGAAGTTCATGGTGACGTAGGCTTTCGGGAAAGCGCGCTGAATCTTCCCGCACCACGGAGCCGCGAACGGGCTGAACCACGGCAGCATATAGCTGCGGAGCTCCTGCTGACTGACTGCTGGGGCGTCCTGAATGTGGTCGATGCAGCGCTCAATGGCCTCCCGCTCTGCGAGGCTGTCTGCCTCCTCGAGCCAGCCATTGTATACGCGGACGGTTTCCTCTGCGTTAATCGGTTTCATAACTGTCCTCCAAATTGCTCTGCAAATGCTCGAGCGACTCCCGGGAATGTCTTTGCGCGATTTCGCGCTCTGTCTCTCGTAAACATCCCCTTGTTTTTTTCATCATGTTTGTGGGAATAAGAGCCAGATGGGCACCACGTTGCAATCGGCTCAACAATGTTCGTCGGCGCGACCGGGTCAAGATTTTTCAACCATAGACAGGTTTTCTTGCTGTATGGGTGTCCAAACTGGTACGGCTGAATAATCTGCGTGTACTCTGGGAGACAAAATACCCTGCTCGGCACCGGATTCTCAACGCATATTCTCGGGATGTCCGCCCACCAGAATCTCATAAACAGGTCGCGTCCTAAAATTCCTTTCATTACGCGGTCCTCTTGTAGCTGGTGGCCTTTCCACAGATGTCGTGCTCCGGCGTTTGAAAGATATGTGCATGGCGGGTGCGCAATGAGCAAGTCCCACGCATCAATGTAATGCGCTTTGTCGTCCATTGTGACGATTTGCCCCCCCCGCAGAGCCGGTACGGCGTCTCCGAGGATATGCCATTCCGGGTGGCCTCCGGACGGTTCCTGCACATCGCAGGAGTAAGCCTCATGCTCTAAAGACCGAAATGCCTTACAAACTTCCTGCGATTCCTCGCAGGCAATTAAAACTTTCACGTTTCTTCCTCCGTTCCGTCCTCAAGTCTGTCCCCGCAATAGGGGCAATACTTGAAATACCCGATAACGTGAGCACCGTACTCCCAGCCAAGGCAATGATTGCAGCCATCGCAGAACACACCGTCTTTGGTTTCTGGTACATATCCACGGATGATGTGCGCCGTTGGTCGCAGCGTTTCCGGGTCGATGGTCGGGGCTGCCTGAATCAGCCCGAGTGGAACCGCGTGACACGCAGAGCCCTTCGGCCCGGTGATGTAGATGGCCTTTTCTTCCAGTTCGTTGGCGTCAATGAGCCTTTTTTCTGCCATTCGTGATAGCCTCCTTTACAAGATTTAGAGCACGTTCTTTGAGTGGAACACACTGGCAGAGCCTCCGCTTTCCTGCCTGTCTTAGTCTTACGCTGACGACTTCGATTTCGTCACACTCGCGGTGTTTCTTCCGCCCTGCTTCGTGTCCGAGGTACTCTGCCTCTTTTTGGTCGTCTGCCATGACTGCGACGCCGAAGTAGCAGGTGGAGCTCTCTGTCCTGCCCTCAAGGAACACATCATACCTCGGCATCCGGTTCCTCCTCGTATTGGTGGACATCGACGAAGATGGCTTTCTTCCACGGGAGCGCGTTGTATGCTGCCCGCGTCTCCTCATCCGTCATGTTGTCCACCAGCTCCGGGTCATAGCGTTCATAGAGAACGTCGTTCATCTCGCAAATGTCATCCTCCCGGTAGTAGGTTCTTTCTTTGCCGATGATGAACTCCTGAACCGCGCTCTCTCCCCATGAGCCAAGCCAGCAGTAATACTCGTCGCCGCCGACCACATCCCCATCTACGCAGGGGATGACCGGGAGCTCCGGGTTTGCCTGCATGAGCTCGAGGAGCTGCATGAGCTTTTCGCTCTGTTTCATGTCATTCCGTCCTTTCTTTTCCGGGGCTCCACCCGGGTTGCTTTCTGCTCGGCGGCCTTGTGCCACACATAGGCCGCAACAACTATTACTGACAAGGCGACGGCCGCAAAGGAAAGCCAGTAAGTTAAGGTTTCCAGCAGGTCGTCAAGCTCTAAAAGAACCTCGTACATAGTCACCACTCCTTTACCTGAATTTCTTCTTGAAACTGCGCACGATGGCCCGGTGCGTCCACCTACGGCAGTAGGGGTTTCGGACGCTCCCGTCGTACTCCTGCTTCATCTTCTGGTATGCCGCCTTGTTCTCCGCATACCGTTCGCAATGGTCGTGGCATCCCGGGTGTCTGTCCGGGCACTCTTTCGGGCAGATAGTCATAAGCCGAGCATAACGCTGGCCCGTTTCCGGGCGGCCGTCATGGTTTCGTCGTACTTCGCTGCGCTGTATACCGCGAGCGGAGCCACTGCCCGGGCTGCTCTGGCCCTCCTGAATATCTCCGAGTAGACAGCGGCCGTCTCGTATACGCTGGGGCCTCTGCCCGGGGTCGAAAGCATCCCCTTGCGGTCGTCGGTGTCAGTGACGCGGAGGTCCTCTTTGAGGGCGTCCTGTACGCATCTGCGCAGACGGTCGAGGGCGAGGTCCTTATCCTCTTTTTCCCACTCGAGGTACTGCTTGTAGTTGTTCATGGAGTTCTGCTTGAGGCGCGCCAGCCGGTCTCTCCCGTAGCCGAACGTCTCGTGACAGGTGGCCGCCATAACAAGCCACGCGATTTCTGCGCCCTGATTGCTTGCCATGCGGAGCTGCTCCTCCCGGCGTCCTCTCGGAGCTCGGTCAACCGGCAGCCGGACCTCAAAATCACAGATGCCTTTGAGGTTCTCCCTCATGGCGTCCGTTGCGTTCTTGCTGCTGCCGTATAGGATGGCCGTCTGGTATTTTTTCTCAAAAGCGTCCATCTCGTTACACGCCCGCAGGAGGCGGGACGCGCCAATGCCGTCGTCTTGGTGCATGGAGACGACGATGCACCACATAAAGAGCTGGGCGGAGCGGTCGCGCTGGTCCTCGCGCTCCTGCTGGATGTTGTGGGTCAGTGCTTTCATCATCCAGCCCTCCTTACGCCGTATAGCAACGCTTGGCCGGGTTCCACGTGAGCTTCGGTATGCTCCGGCCGCAGACGCAGGAGAATTTCTGGTTTGTGATTTCTGCATCCTCGATGTTCGTCCGGCCGTAGCTCACTTTCTTGCAGGCCGGGCAGGTGAACTCGAACCGTGCCAGCGCGTCCAGCGGGATTTTCGCGCCGCACTTCCGGCACTCGTTGGTCGTTTGCGGTTCGCGCAAGAACTGTACAAACTCGCTCTTGCATTTCGGGCAGCGCAGGAGCATGAGCCCCTTTGCGCCGACGGGCGTAAGCCAGCTTACCGGCTTCTCGGGGGGGGCTTTCTTATCAGCCGAGGAAACTACCGGGGCTGCCTGCTGCGGCTCGTTGGGGACGTTCTTTTCCGCCTCCGGTGCGCTGTTGCCGTCGTACAGCGTCGTGGTCTTGGCGATGGTCTCGAGCGTTTTGAGTGCGGTCTCGAGCTCTGTGGGGCTCTTGCCGGTCAGCGTGACGCTCACATCCGGTTCTCCCTGAAACTTGAAAATTTCCATCGAGACTTCAAACTTCGTACTTGCCATGTTGGTTATGCCTCCTGTTTCTTTTCTTCCAGCTTGTTTGATGGGTCGAATTTCCTGCCGTCCTCTATGCCGCGCCATGCTGCGTCGAGCTCTCCAACAGTCTTTGGCTGGGGCGTCTTTTTGAACTCTTTCGGCGGTCCAATCTTTTCGAGCTCGTCTTTAACTTCTTTCGGAACTTTCAGCACAAGGCCGTATTCTTGATTTTCCTCATTCTGTCTTGTGAACGCCTCGTATACGCCTCTGGCGAACCCATAGCCGTAGGAATCACAGATTTTTGCAATTTCCTGCGGTGTGTAATAGTCCCGGTGCTGTTTGCGGAGCTTCTTCTGCTCCGATTTAATGCACCGGACCGCATACCGGAATATCTTTACGCAGATTTCAATATCGCCCTCCAAGCCGATGAATCCGACGTGCCAAACGGTTGTTTTTGCGCTAATTTTGCATCGAAACGCCGAGCAGCAGTAGTTTTCTCCAATAACGATTGAGAGCGGGTCCATCCACGAGTTTGCTTTCTTGGAAAACGTCTCGCGGATGGCCCGTTTTATGACCGTAGTGTTCCGTTCCTCGAGGTCCCGCTCGCTGAGCTTGTGCTCCGCCATGAGCTTGCGGGCCTTGAGCAGGGCGAACTTCGCCTCCTCCGGTTCCGGGCTCTTTGCGAGGGCGAGGAGCTTTCGGATTTTGTCCTTGTAGTCCATCAGGCTTCAACCTCCTGCGCTACAACTCCCAGTAGCTTACAGCGTGTAAGCATCATCCTCTCTAGCGAGGACTGGTACTTCTGAACTGGCTCCGCAGAGCCCTCAAAACACCGTCCTGCGTACCGCCATGTGCCGCCCTGTCGCTTGAACGTAAGGTAGGTCGGCTGCCAGCGTCCGTTGACATCCTTTGCGGTGCTGATTTCTCCGCCCACCTGCAACAGGCCTGCGCGGTTTGTGCGTGGCGGTAAGACGTCAAGAAAGTAGCCAATCAGGTCCTCGTCTACCTTGTCGCCCGGTTCGAGATAGTCCTCTGCGGTCGGGAGGCCGCTCTCAAACCATTTCCCGAGCGTCTTGAGGCCGGTTCCTGCGCACTCTGCGCGTTGCCTCTCGACTTCGTTGGCAATTAACGCCATCTGTGTGTCACTCAAAAAAATGTCGCTGCCGTCGTCGAGGCGGAGATAAACGACGCCCGCCTCAAGGAGCGTTACGGGCAGGTCGAGGTACGTCGTTACCGCTCCGCTCCTGTCCACTACCGGGATGCAGATGCGCTCGCGGGCGGCTCGTCCTCCCCTGTGGTAAAGTATCCGGTCGAATGCGTACCTGCGGCAGTCGCATTTCTCGGTGCAATAATTGACCGCGTCGTCCGGCCACAGGCCGATAATCATAAGTCGCTTCATGACGTCCTCCTCAAACATAATCAGCGTACCGGGTGCTGATGCTCTGCACCCACTCTTTGTCCAGCTTGTCGAGGTAAGTGCTCCACGCCTCCTCGTAACTGTTCCACCACCATTTCCGGCTCTTGAGTGCCACAATAAGCTGCTGCCGGGGCTTCATAACGAACTTGATGTACGCCCGGTCGCCCATCGTGTAGGCGACGAGATTCTCGTCCTCGAAAAACTTCTGCCGGTTCAGGTTTGCGAGTTTGCCCTCTTTCCCGGCCGCGTAGAGCTTGGCGATGACGCTGTTCTTGCGCCAGCGGTACTTTTCATGGAGCTTCTCGTAATACTCCATGAAGAGCTCCGGGTCCTTGTTGGCGAGCTCGCACAGGCTCTCGGTAGGATTAAGCGTCGGCCGCTCGATGCAGAATTTGATGTCATCGACCAGTCGCGCAATCTCCTTTGCGTCCTTGTCCTCGATGCGGCCCTGCCAGACTTGCTCCTGCAGGCCGTTGAACCACTCCACGAACTCAGAGGAAAGGCGGAGAATGGTGTCGCTGTGGTCCAGCTTCTTTGCGTTGTACCGCGCCGGTCCTGCGACGGCGACGCTCACATGGGCTGCCTCGTGCCGGAGCTGCTCGCTCCACTTGGCATAAATCTGGTCCACGATTTTCTGCTTGCGGCTGTCCGGGATGTTCCAGCTCATAACTTTCTGGCAGTATACCTCGTACTCGTGTGCCGAAATGTCGCCGCGCTTGCCGCTCATGCTGTTGCTGTTCGCCTGATGAATGAGGCTCTTGTCCAATTCCTTGATTTTCACCTCACTCATGGTAGACCTCCTGCCGGTTCAGCGGCGGTTTAGGGATAGAGGGCTTCTGCGGGGCCAAAACCAGCTCGTAATCGGATGCCTGTTGCGGGTCGAGCGGTGTGGCGTACTCAATGTAGCCCCATGCTTTATTGTCGATTTCCTCGCAATAGGTCCGACCGCTCTCGAAGTTTACGATTTCGGTAACGCTCTCCGTAGAGGGGATTCCGCCCACCATCAGCGGGCGGCGTGTGCTGTAATATCTGTAAGCCATAATTTTCTCTCTGCCTCCTGCAATTCAAATGCGAGCTCGTCAAGCTCTTTCTCGATTTCCTCCGCGTCGTGGACAATCTGCCGCGCGCCCGGAACGCCCTTCGTACCGTTCTGCTTTGTCTCAATCCACATCGCAATATGCTCGTCCGGGTCAAAGCTGTCGGAGTAGTCCAGAATCTCGTCCGGGAAGTTCTCGACTTTCACGCAGACAATGAAGTCCTCTCCGGCCGGTGAATACCACTCGAGCTCAACGCGGCCGTCGTCCGTATAATCGCAAACGCTCCATTCACGTTTCTCGAGAATATCCAAATACGCCTGCGGCAGCTCCTCTTTTGGCCTTTCGGTCTTATTCGAGCGGTTCGGGTCCAGCCAAATAGAGATGTTGTAGATGTACTGACCGCACCGAACGCATACATCATGTTTGCCCCAATATCCGAGCTTTTTCATGCCTCGGACGCTGCCGGTATAATGGATTGATGGATGCCGTTCTTTTTGCTCGTCAGTTAATTTCATGTACTTCAACGTCTGCTGCCTCCTGTTCTATAATCGGGCCACGCCATCGTGATGACCGTTGAGACCTCCCGCAGGCGGCTTATGATGGCCCGGGCTTTCGTGCCGTCGCCGCCTTTCGGGGTCAGGGCTCTCACCAGCTCGTCGGCGTTGTAGTTCGTCGTTATGATGGTCGGCTTCATGTCCTCGTACCGGTCGTTGAGAATGGAATACAGAGTGCTCACGCTCCATTCTGTACACTGTTCCTTTCCGAGGTCATCCACGATGAGCAAATCGACCGTCTTGTACGCCTTGAGTATCTCGTACTCGGTGGCGTCTCCGCTGTCGAAAGCCTCCTTAATGTCGGCCAGCAGGTCGCCGGACGTCTTGCAGACGACCGGGACGCCGCAGCCTATAAGCTGCAAGGCGATGGCGGCCGCGAGGTGCGTTTTGCCGGTCCCGTATGTTCCCTCTATGTAGAGGCCCTCGCCACGCTCCGCGCGCTGCGGAAAGCTGTCTGCATAGGTTTTGGCCGTGTCGTAACACTGCCGCCGCTCCGGGGTGTCCCGGATGAAGTTGGCGAACGTCCGCTGCTGGAAGCGTTTCTTGATTCCGCTCCTGCCGAGCAGCCTCTCGATTTTGGCGCGCCGTTTTGCCTGCGCTGCCTCTTTCTCGGCCTGCTCTTTCCGTCTGGCCTCCTCTGCGTCCGCC